AAGCTGTGGAAGCACTGGCAGGCCAAGCTCGACGAGCACCCGCCTGCACGCCGCGCACAGGCGATGCTGGACGATCTGATCGTGCCGGTCCACGAGATGCGCGAGACCGGCCTGCTGCTCGATCAGGCGCGCCATAAGAAGCTGGTGGCGCAGTGGGAGAGCAAGCACGAGATCTACGAGGCCAACATCCGCGCGCTGGTCAGCGAGGAGGAGGTCGAGAACATCCAGTCGCGCAAGCAGTGGTCGGATTACTTCGGCCAGATCCTGCCTGACGAATACCTCGCCCACTGGCCGCGCACCGAGAAGGCCGGGCAGCTCCAGATCACGACCTCGACCTGCAAGGAGATGGCAGCGCTCGCCGGTGGCGAGGGCCCTCTCGCTGACGTGCTGTTCAACATCGCCGACCTGACCACGATCAACCAGTACCTGTCGAACTTCGGCAACAAGCTGATCACGATGGCGCAGAGCGCCAGCGACGGCAGGCTGCATCCGTCCTACAACATTGCCCGCGCCGAACGCGCAGCAGTTCCCGCGCGACCGCGAGCTGCTGGGCGAGTTCACCAGCGTGCGGCTGTCGTTCATCGCGCCGCCCAAGAAGCGGCTGGTGTCGCTCGATTACAGCGGCATCGAGCTCAAGGTGCTGGCGCTGCTCGCCGAGGATGACCAGCTGCTCTACGACTGCGTGCACGGCGACCTGCACAGCGAGGTCGGCTCGTACATGGCGGGCTACAAGATCGACAAGAAGACGCCAGAGGGCAAAGAGATCCGGTCGAAGGCCAAGGGCGTGTCGTTCGGCATCATCTATGGGTCAGGCGCCATGGGTCTGTCGGGCACGCTGCGCACCTCGATCCCCCGGGCGCAGGAGCTGATCGACTTCTGGGCCGATCGATACCCGCGCGCCTTCGGCCTGCGCAACACGATGATGAACCACGCGCTCGGCGACGGCTACCTGCCGATGGTCGACGGCGGCACGATCTATCTGGGCAAGAAACCGCAGCTGCCCAGATGCGCGAACTATCCTGTGCAGCGTGCTGCGCTCAGCGTCATGGCGCGCGCAATCATACGGCACCGGGCACGGCTCGAGGAGGCGGCCCAGCGCGGCAACACGACGCCTTGATCGACGAGGCCTTTATCGACGACGCGCCCGAAGCGCTGCAGTGGATGAAGCAGGACATGATCGCAGGCTACCTCGACATTTTCCCGGGCGCGCCGACCGATGCTCTGGTCGAAGGCGGCACCGGTCCCAGCTGGGGCGAACTAGAGGACGAGGAGGTCTAAAATGGAAAGTCTGATGCACCAGCTCAGGATTGAGCAAGCCAGATCCATTGGTTATGAAAAGAACGGGTTTGCAGCTGAGATCAAACAGCTGGCAGTACGGATTGCTGGCGATGTCTTGCAGGAGCAAGCCGAGTCTTTAATCGAGTGGATATCTATTCCGCCTGTAAGGCGTCCAGATGCCTTCAAAATAATTTCGGAAGAGAGGACAGTGGTGGCGCTTGAGGTCGTGCATTCGCATGGTATCAAGGACACCAAAGCGATCTGGTACGCCCGCTTGCACGAGCATTTGATCGACCTTGGCTGGGAGCTAAACGTCGAAATTGCAGATGCCGTAACGGGTAAAGCACAAATAGTCGACCACCCTTATAGTTGCTGGGGGCTGTTGATCTTAATGAGCGGACCTGCCTACGACCCAAAGAAAGGTATCCATCAAAGCATGTGGCCTCAGCTGAGGTGGATGGGGCTGACGCCTTGACAGATGCTGATCAGCATCTTATCTCTAGGGCACACACCACAGGAGGCCTCGACCATGACCCACCCGCACCTTATCGCCACCGCCGCCGACGCCCAGCAGTTTGTTCTGGGCGGACGTGCTCGCTTCACGCTCGTGTCCAAGCAGACCGGCAAGCGCTACACCTACCGCGTGTCGAAGGCCAAGGACACCGACGACGTGTTCTTCGCCAGCCTGCTGGTCGGCCAGAACAACGAGCAGGATTACGAGTACATCGGCTTCACCAAGAACGGCAACGCGCTGATCCCGGGCAAGAAGGGCAACCCCAGCCATCCGGCGTTCCTCGGCCTTGACTGGGCCCTGCGTCAGTTCTCGGCAGGCAAGATGCCGGAGCAGCTGGAGTTCTGGCATGAGGGCCGCTGTGCCCGCTGCGGTCGCGCCCTGACCGACCCGGCATCCATCGAAGCGGGCTTCGGCCCGGAATGCATCAACCACATCTGAGGAGGATACCATGCCTTTTGACGCCACCCTTGCCATCGCCGCTCTCGACTTCAAAGGCTTCAGCTACGCCGACCACCCGGACCTCAGCGTGCTGCGTGCACGCTACCCGGAGCTGGGCTTCGTCTTCGACCGTCTCGAAGATCTGCAGGAAAGCGCCGACACCGTCGACAAGCAGATCGAGGAGGCGGTGGACTATGAGGTCAACCCGCTGAAGGAGGAGATCGAAGAGCTCGAGCAGCGCAACAACGATCTGCGCCTTGCGCTCAACCAGATCCGCGAGCTGACCGACTGGGCTATCACAGGCCAAGGCATCGCTGAGATCAACAAAATTATCGAGGAGGTACTATGAAAGACCTACTGGTCGACAAGATGGATCAAGCCGGGGCCCTGACCGCTGAGCGCGGCAGGGTCTACGGTCATCCACAGGAAGACTTCGAGCGGGTGGCGATCATGACCGCACCGCTCGCTGATTGTCAGGACGTCGTGCTGCGCCACGTCCTGTACATGATCATCGTCAAGATCTGCCGCTTGATCGTAACGCCCGCCCACGAGGACAGCTGGCTTGACATCGTCGGCTATGCTCGCACCGCTGCCATGGTGCTGGACCGCCGCAATGCGCAGATCAAGCGCCCGCCCCACCGCCCGGAGGATCTCCATGCCTAAGCCCAAACACGAACAGCCGAGCAGCCACGCCGTGGCGCAGCGGTCATACCACCAGCGCCAGCTCGACCGCGGGCTGGTGCGTTTGTCTGTCTATGTGCCGGATTGTGACCGCGATGCCTTCTGGGATGCGGTCGATCGCCTGCGCGAGCGCTGGCAGACCAAGGGGTGGATCGACTAAAGGCAGGCCTCGAGCAGCTGCGACAACAGAACTTGACCCGCCATGACCGACTGGTCGCCACCGTCATCAAGCAAGGCCCGTGCGAGATCCGCGCGGGCCTGTCTCGTTCCGTCACAGATCGCGTCGCCGTTCCTGATCTGCGTAGTGCTGCAGCCACTCGCGAGCAGCAGCAGGATCATCACCATGAACTTCGGCATCATCGATTGCCTCCCTCGTTTTCTTGTACCCCTCCAGATCGCGTGTGCGGGCCCGTGAGGCGGCATCTCTGCGGCCCTGCAGGTAGACCCCCAGAAAGGCGAAGGCGGCGGCCAGTGCCGCCGCCAGCCAGAGCTTGATGCGTGTCAGGATCATTTCTTGGGCTTCTTCTTCTTGCCGTACATCTGATCACCTCCTATCGATCGCCGTTCGCCCACTTCTTCAGCCGTTCGCGCATGACCCATGCAGCGAGCAGCGCCATGACGCCGAAGATCCCGAGCGCCACGATCTGTGCTGTGCCGTCAAGCGCAGCGATCGCGCCCGCGCCACCGCCGACAGCGGTGACGACCTGCGCGGCGCTGGCCTGCATCGTCTTGGACTGCGTTGGCGCCTCGCGTGCGGGCCGGTCAGCCACGCGCACCATGCTGGGTGCCTGCGTGTTCGGCGCCCTGCGCACGCCCAGCAGGCGGTCTACAGGGTAGCGCTTGACGTTCACCTGATTGGCTTGGTTGCCGCCCAGCACCTCGATGCTGACGCCAGAGCGCCGCACAAAGAAGCCGACATGCCCCTGCCATCCGTCCTTGGTGCCGCGCCAGAACACAACGATGTCGCCCTCCTGCGCCTCGTCGAGCGCAACCTCGTCGCCCCAGTCGAGGTAGGATCTGGCGTTGAGCTTGCCCGTATGAGGCATGCCTGCGCGCTTCAGCATCGCGCCGACAAACGCAGCGCACCATGCGGTCTCGTCATCCTGCACCCAAGCATGGCCGACGTCTGCGAAGTACTGCAGGATCTTCGGGTTGTGCCCTTCGGCGTATTCCCATGTGCCCTCGTCGGCGCGGGCCAGCTGGTATGCCTGATTGGTCATGACTTCTCTCTCCCACTTGCCCGGCTCTCGAGCAAACGATCGAGCTTGCTGTCCAGTGCCTCGAGGCGGTTCATCACCCGGTTGATGTCCGCGTGGACCTCGCCCTTGGTGACGTATTCTTTCGCGATCTCCTCGCGCGTCCGATTGAGTAGGAT